GCGGTACGCCATGGCACCAACGGTGGCCCGGTTGCTCGCAAAGCCACCGCGCCAGGCAGGCAGCTCGTAGATCAACCACTCAGCGACCACGATCATAGGCGTAAAGTACGGCACGAAATAGCGCCACAACTCCTCAGTGCCCGAGCCGACGGCCTGGCACAACGATGACGTTGCGCCAACCCAGACAGCGCAGCGAAGCCCGCGGCCACGGGGTGGTGCGTCACGCCCACCAGGCACTGCAGCGCCGTCCGTCCCACAGTGCATGCGGGGAGAACGGCGTCATACAGCACCATGGCGGCGCTAGGCTCCACTGCCGTGGCCACGGTGAGCTCCGCGGCCGTCGTGTTGTCGGTGCCCACCTTCATGGTGGTGGCACTGTTGCCCACGAGGCGGTTCCAAAGGACGGTGCGGCAAAGCTTCACGAGGAATGCCCGTGCGCTGCCGCTGCTCGCCATCAGTCCCACCATGAACGCGCCACCGCACGCGACCATCAGGGCCGCGAGCGGTGACGTGTCCAGACGTGCGGTCTGCTGCCCACCACGCGCGATGCGGATCGCCTCGTTCGCGTAGTGTGCCACAGCGCTGGCTGACCACCAGCGGTTTGCTGCCTCTGTGCGCCCGTCCATCACTGCCATGAACGCCGTATCATCCACCATCCGCGTGAACTCGCGGGGGAAAGTACGGCTCCAAGAGTCCCAGCCGGGCTCCGAAGCGATGGCGTTACGCACCACCTGCTTCGCAGACTCGATCAAAGACCCGTTCATGTTGCGGTCAGCGCGCTGTGCGGCGACCTTGGCAGCGTGGTGCACCATCAGCGTGCGCGGCGGCTCCGCGTACCCGAAGGCGCGCGAAACCGCAACGTGCAAGCGGTGGTACCACGGTGTTCCGACGGTGACATGAGAATCACCGAAGTGCACAAACTCCACGGGGGCTGCCAACAGCGCCTTGGGCGCCGTGTAGTGCAGCTCGTCGCCGGCCAGTGGGGCCGAGGCGACGTTGTAGACGTAATACGGGCCAATCGTAGCCTCGCACGACCACGAAACTTCCTCGCCAGCAACCACAGCGTGGTTGTCGCGGAGAAGGAAATCGTTGGTATAGTGCTGGTTATAATTGATGCCACCATGCTCTTCCGACACGAAGCTGATCATGTCGGTGTGCTCGTCACGGACCCAGCGGCCCTCGGTCACGCCCGGCACCATCGTCGTGATGCCAGCCGAGTTGCTGGTCGCCCGGTAGAAGTGGTCAAAGCCCGCAGCACCACGAAAGTGGCGCGTAACGACCTTCAGGATCCCAAACTTCTTGACCAGGCGGTGCAGCGTCTCCGCGTTGAGCGGACCGCCGTTGGTACCGTGATACACGTCGACCATAATGGCACAGTCGTAATCGACTGCCCCCGCTGGCGTCACAGTGATGCGCAACCCGGGGTGCACGCGTGCGGCCTCGCCGAGCACGCGGCCCTCCTCGACATTGACAATGCGCCGCACCAGGTTGCTGCCACCCAGGGGCCCATTGTCGCCGTGCGACTGCGGGTCAAACATCTTCGTGCGCTCGTGCCCCCAAATGTCAGCGACCTGCTGCTCCGTATCCGTGTACGTAGCATCGATCATCTTCAAAATGGGGCCGTTGCGCATGAGCGCCACGTGCACAGCCTCCTCGCGGTGAGTGTGGCTGCACTGGTGGCCACTGTGCGACACGCCCCCGGGGCCCGCACGCGTGCGGAACGGGAAGGCGGCCGTCAGCGATTCGTCATCAAAGTGGGCCTTGGTCACATACCGCCGGTCCCATGCCGTCAGCGTGTCCGCCGCCTGGATGGGCGGCTTGGCAGAC